ATCGATCATTCGGTAATAATCGATATTCGGCCGGCAGATTTGATATTAATAGTTTTAGGTCGAAAGTAGTTAATAACGACGGTGTATTAAGCACTCATAGCTTCTTGGTAGTATTCTCTCCAATGGACTGGGTTCCATTGAAAGCTATTCGCAATGAGATTTTTCCTGATTTGACAATGAGATGTGACAATGCTATTCTTCCTACGATCAATCTACTACAAGAACAAAACGTTAGAAGATATGGATTTGGTCCAGTAGAAAACGTTGCTTATGGTGTCAACGTAGGTGACTTTACTTTGCAGTTTATTGTAGATAAGGAAGCATCGATAATTGATTTCTTCGAATCATGGATGAACCTCATAGTAAATCGCGATTCATTCGGTGGCGCAAATATGAATAATGTAATCGGAGATAATAAAAGACCTTATGAAGTTGCTTATAAAGATACGTATGCATGCCCTTCAGTAAATGTGTTTGTTTATGATCGTGCACAAAATACTGTACTCGAGTACAACATCTATGATGTATTCCCAACTGGAATACAGAGTATGAACCTTTCATGGTCTGAAGAAAACTCGTTAATGAAACTGAACGTTACGTTCTCGTTTACCGATCTTCGAATTCGATCGAAACAAAGCAACTTTGACAATGAAACTGCAGTTTCATGGGCTGAAATGCTAAATACTGCACCCATTGCAGTGACAACAATGGGAGATCAACCACTAGTTGATGCAGCTTCTATCGTAGCTTCTATTCCAGCAGATTTAGCAAATCAACCATTGGTAATAGGAGAAGGAAATAACGGAGTTCCAAGATCGTTTGGAGTTCCAGGAGATACGGGTCCAATTACTGCCACTACACCCGACGTACCAACTGCTACAATAAGAGATGCCTTCGGGCAAGAAAATATAATTGCATAATTTAGGAGAATATAATGCCTTTGCCAAAGATTGATCAACCTCTATTTGACGTGATCGTGCCATCCAATGGAAAGAAGATAATGTTTCGTCCCTTCCTCGTAAAGGAAGAGAAACTATTATTGATCTCTCAACAAGGTGGCGAAGATACTGAAGTGATTCGTGCTATCAAGCAAATCCTTCGTTTATGTGTTCAAGACGAAGACTTTAACGTCGACGATCTTACTACGTTTGATCTCGAGTATCTGTTCTTGAAACTAAGAGCCCGTTCAGTAAACAACATCGTTAAGCTATCATATCGCGATAACGAAGACGGCAAGATCTATAACTTTGAACTGGATCTTGATACGATTGAAGTTGAGATACCAACAGATATCGACGCTACTATCGAAGTAGCCGATGGCATCTCGATGATCATGAAATATCCGAGCGCCAGTATCACTGATAGAATTCAACAGTTTGATAACGAAGTCGATCTTATGACGTTCTTTATCGTAAATTGTATCGATACTATTATGACGCTTGAAGAGATCTTTCCAGCTTCTGACTATTCGAGTGCAGAGTTGGAAGAGTTCCTTGATCAGTTGCCAGTTACTTCGTTCGAAAAGATCCGTGAGTTCTTTGAAAAGATGCCTAAGTTGTATCATAAGATCGAATACACGAATGCTGAAGGGAACGACAGGAGTATCGAGTTAAATAATCTCAAAGATTTTTTTATGTGGCGCTAAGTCATACTTCTTTAGCTAACTACTATAGTATGATTTTTGCTTTAGCTCAACATCATAAGTATTCGATTACTGAGATCGAGAGTTTGATACCGTACGAGAGAGACATATATGTTGACATGTTGATGAGTCATCTTGAAGATCAGAAACGAGAAATAGAGAGTAGAAAATAATGCTTCCAGCATTTCTTGGACGAGCAGTATTCTTAGGAGGTGGCCTATTTGGCAACGCGCTAGGTGGTGCTGTAAAAGGAATCGGTTCTGCTGTCGGTGGAATTGCTCAAGGTGCAGGATCTGCAGTTGGAGGTATCGCTCAAGGAATCGGTTCTGCAGTTGGTGGAGCAGTAACTCCAGCTCCGAAGGTAGTCGTTAATAATGTCGGCATTGCTGGTGAAGCGGCAAAGAAGAAAGTGACCGGATCAGGTACACTACCTACTCCAAAGAAATCTGCTAAGCCCGCTGTCAACGCCAACATGCCTACAGAAAAGCTGTTAGTAGTAGCAGTCAACTATCTCTCATCTATCGATAAGACTCTTCAAGATCAAATCAAGTTTGAGAGTCAAGCATTCAATCAACAAGTTCAGGCAGAACGCGAAACTTCTATCGAAGATAAGAAAACAGGTGTATTCACTAAACTATCGGATAAGTTTGGCGGTCTACTAAAGACTGGTGAAGATAGCACGATGAAGAGTCGTGCAGGTGATATCACAAAGGTGATTCTCGGAGCAACCGGATTAGCAGCGCTCGGCGCTCTCGGTCTTGCTGGCATGGACGATACTGAACTTGCTCGTCTTAAAACAAGTTGGAGTGCATTCACTGAGAAGTATGCGTGGTTATCAGATCTTGCATCTGCTGTAACCGGTGCTGGAAGCTTTATAGGATATCTTGTTGGAGGTATGCGTGGAGCAGTCTTCGGTATGATTGCCGATTGGATGTCGCAGCGTCTTACAGGCTCGAGCATTGGTGATACACTTCTGAGTGCACTAGGACTCGGTGGAACTCCTACTGATGCTACTGCTGCAAGAGAACCAAATACTGGTTTCGACTATGCCATGGGCGGAGTGGTTGCAGGTTACGGAGCATATCGAGGAGTTAAGACATATAAAGATGTTCGTGGTAGAATGACAAAAGCCGCGGCTCAACGCGCGGCTCCACGAGCAGATCCTACTCTGAAAGGTTCTGGATTCAGAGATCCTAAAACAGGAAGAGTAGTAAGTCGAGAAGCCGCAAAGGCAGGTGGAGGATGGTTATCGGGCCCAAAAGGACAAAGATTTGTATCATATCTTTCGAAAAGATTTGGTAAAACATGGCTAGCTAAAGTTATCAAACTACTCGCAAGAGTTTTTGCCGGAGTTGCAGCAACAGCAACTGTAGTAGGAGCAATTCCAGGAATTCTTTGGACTCTTGTAAATGTCGGCCTTGCAATTTGGACGGTGTACGATCTTCTCGATGCATGGTGGGATTTCCAAGACGAAGAAGAAGCCCGCGGCGATGCCGAAGCAGCTAATGCAGCAAAACCATCTTCTTCTACCACACCATCATCACTCAGTCCTTCTTCTGGAGATGCATCACCTGCATCTTCGAAGCCAGCATCTGATGCAACTGCATTACCACCGGCTGCAAAAGGATCGATAGATTCTATTCTTGATAAAAATCCAGAGCAACTTACTGATGCAGAGTTGAGACAACTTGTAGAAGCTCAAGGTCGTATCGAAGATCCTCGCGGCGTGACAAATAATCCCGGAGGAATTCTGTATGGTACTGGTCCACTAAAAGATCATCAGATAGGCTTTAAACGTGCTAACGGCGATAGTTCAGTCAAGATCGCAGTATATGATACTCCGGAAAATGGCATTCGTGCTGCAATGGAAAACTGGAGAAACTCGCGCTACTACCGCGGAAAATCTGTAAGAGAGGGACTAGGCACTTGGTCAGGAGGGAACGGAGCACACTACGCAAAGATGCTAGGCTCTGCAAGACCTGGATATGATGGAACAAATAATCCGCAAGGAGAAACAGGCTTAGCCGGCGATCTCGCTCAAGGAGCATGGGATCTCGGAAAAGGCTTAATTGAATCCATTGGTGGAATCATTAGTGCTGGTCTTGGGCCAATGACAGTCAGATCAACTACTGAATCTTTGAGCGGAGCATCTCCTTTTCAAAATCTTTCTGCTTCAACTCCTGGATCAACTCCTGGTGGAGATAACGCTGCTCCAGTAGTTTCCGAATCGAAAAAAGCTGCAGAGATATCTCAAGCATCATCAAAGATTCAATCTGCTATCGATATGGGCAATCCTAAATCAGATTCTTCTACAAAGATGCCATCGAGTCCGGCTCAAGCATCATTAAGAAGTGCTTCGAGCGACAGTAAACTTGAGTGTATCGATCCTAACTATCCTGGAACCGGCGGCGTTGATCGTTACCTTCAATACTATAGATTGGCGGCATAATGGCAGAGCCAGTCACAATAGGCGGACAAACGTTTATCAAAACGTCAGACGGTTGGGTAGATAAGAAAACAAAGGTTCTTGCACCTGAATCATTGTTTACGCTTCTTAATTCTTTGACAGCCGAATCGACTACAGAATACAAAAAACTAAGAGTCAGAATCGATTCGAGTAAACCTCCTGTCTCGTTGGCTGGAGAAGAATATGTCTTTGATATTAATCAAAGCAGATGGATCAATAAGAAGACTCGCGATGCAGTCAATGATTCTCTTCAAAAAGTTATCAACGGCGTTCTTGAAAAGTTAGAAGTCGAGAAAGCTTCTGCTGCCCCTGCTATTACCACTGCAATGGGTACTATCGGACAAGCGGCAAAATCTTCTGTCAAGAAACCAGACGGCGCGAAGATGCCAGTCAACATTAAGATCAACTCTCCTATCGTTTCGATGATAGAGAAGTTGGCCACTATCGATGGCTATCTTAAGCAGAGACTCGATAATCAAAAGAAGATCGCTGCTCGAAACCTCGCTGCAACAAAAGAAACCGCGATCGAAGCTTCTCCCAAAGATGCACAACCGGTACAAGAAGTAAAAACTGAAGACGCGAGTAAAGATAATACTGCCGCAATGGCTACCGCTTTACTCGTAGGTGGTCTAATAGCAGCTCAGTTCGAACCAGTTCAAGAAGCGTTTAAGTCTCTTGTTGATGGTGTAAAAGGTGTCTGGAATTTTGTAAGCGGTGTGGCTGGAAGTATCGCAGACGGATTAGATGCATTTACAAGTTCATCATCTACCTCATCTACAACATCTACCAATCAGGTGCTTCCTTCTTCATCGAATCAAAACAATCTTGAGAATTCTACACCAAATACTGTAGAAACTCCAGCTGAAGGAACACCAAGCGAACCTAATAAATCTGATGCAACTCCTGTTGCCAGTACACCATCAACGCCGAATGAAGCTACACCAACACAACAAAGTTCAGGATCTACTCGTTTAGGTAGAACGATAGTAGGAGCTGCCGTCGGAGCAGCAGTTGCTGGACCAAGAGGTGCAATAGCTGGAGCTGCAGTTGGTTTCTTATCTACTCCAAAACAAAGTGCATCTCCTAGTTCGTCGACACGTACTTCTCCATCATCTGGAGCTCCCGCGACTGCATCACCAAGTGGAGAAACTACTACTCCGTCAACTCCGACTTCTACATCGTCAGCACCAGCTTCTGGAGATGCTACACAACAAAAGTCATCTGAAACACCAGATGCCACAAAAATTAATGGTACAAATTATGATGGTTTGACCATGAAAAACTTTGCGGAAAATACGGGTGGTGGTCCTGCAGCAGAGAATACTATTAAATTTGCAAAGATCGTGCAACCTGGTCTTGGAAATATGTTTGCTAGATTTACTGCATTTAACGATAAGTTTCACCAAGGAATTACTGAATATGTTAGTCCGCATACCAAAGGAATTGCGTTTGACTTAACGGTCAAAGATCCTTCTCAGGCCGGATCTGCATCAAATAAGATTAAAGAACTGGCTGATAAAAATAAATTTAAAGTAAGCATACTTAATGAGTATGCAAATCCTACAGCGAAATCAACTGGTGGACATATTCACGTTACTGTTCATGGACCCGGTGTAGGTAGTTCTGTACGCGGTGGTTCTGGAATGGGTGAACCAGGAGGAGATGGGGCTGGAGCGCTCGGAGCGGCAGCATCTGCCGTATGGGATATTGGAAAAGGAGCTATCCAATCGATAGGTGATATCATCAGCGCTGGGCTTGGTCCAATGGCCGGTCGTAATATCACCGAATCATTAATGCAAACCGCTCCTAATACTGCAGGCGAAATAGCTACAGCAGCCGTAAGTAAGAACGCAAAAATGGCAGAAGCTAAAACTCCTGCCATCGATACTGGTCCAGCGATTAAAGATCCGCCGAATATTAGTAAGAGTACCAACACAGACTTTGTGCAGAATATTCCTACATCTTCTGATGCGGCAGGTGTAGATTACTACTTAACTCGTATGGGATTTCCAAAAATCGAGTATCATGTCCCTGTTCAACAGGTAAGATACGCATAAAAAGAAAGGGGACCTTTCGGCCCCCTTTCCCACCTTATCAATCTTCTTCGGCAAGTCGTTTGAAGAAATCAAGATCATCGTCGTCTTCATCGACCGTAGAAGCTGCACTCGGTGCAGCAGCCGCCTTGAAGGTAGGCGCAGGAGCTTTATACTCCTCTTCATCACGATCAACGCCGCGAATCTTGGCTGGTTCCGCAGAAAGAGCCAAGACAGTGTTAAGACGAGTCTTAAGATCTTCATAAGACTTGAATTGCTTTTTATCTACGAGTTCCGCAAGCGAATACTCTTGGGTGTAGACACGTTCAAGCTCGCTGTCATCATCGAACAGTGGTGCGGGAGAGTCGAATTCTGACTTATCGTAATTAGGCCAACCTTCGACCTTACGAATTTTGAGCTTGAAATTAGCACCGTTCCAAAGATCGAAAGGATTTACTGGCTTCTCGTCCTCAAAACCTGGGTTCATGAGGTCGTTAAGCTTGTCGAAGATCTTCTTTCCGTACTTGTACAGGAAGACCTTACCTTCGTTTGCAGGATTGCCTGGATCCTTCACAACATAGATGTTGCTGTGGTATGCCAGACGACGCTTCTGCTTGCGTGCGATTTCCTTATCAGAGTCAAGGCCAGTGTTCCAAAGAACGCTGTTATATTCTGATACAGGATCGTCTTTACCGAGAGTCGTAAGCGACTTCTCGATGTACCAAAGACCAGTTGGTCCTTGGAATCCATGGTCCCAGATGCGCTGGAAAGGAATGTCCTCGTTGACAGGCGCGGGAAGGAAACGAATCACGGCGTATCCGTTACCAGCCTTATCGACGGTAGGCTTCCAATACTTTCCCTCGTCGGGATCTGAATATGTGGTGTTTTGTTTAGCAAGTTCTTTGGTGAGCTTCTCGAAAGAAGAGCTGGAAGAACGCTTAAGGTCTGCAAATGACATAGTTATCTCCTATATGTCGGTATGTTTCGAAG